AGGAGATTCCCAATGTCCACCCAAATCCGCGACTGGCTGCACAGCCACAACGAACAGGAGCGCGAGGCTCTCGCTTCCGCCGCCTCCACGTCCGTTGCCTACCTGTGGCAGCTGGCCGGAGGTCACCGCAAGGCATCTGCCGAGCTCGCTGCTCGTCTGCAGAAGGCCAGTAATAACGAGCTGACCCTGGCTGGCATGCGACCCGATCTCCATGACTTGCTGAATCCAAAAGACGGCAAAGAAGCCGCGTAACCAATTCGTAGCCGCATAAGGAAATCGCCATGTATGCAGACCCGCGACACAAAAACCGGAACGAGACAAAGGTTCGTCTCGACGACGAGTACGAGGCATTTCTAGAGAACCTCGCAACCATTCACCGCACGCAGAAGGCGGTACTGGCACGCGAGATCCTGAAGTCATGGATCGACGAGAAGCGAGAAGAGCTTACGCGAAGCATCACTGCGGCCTGAAGGCCCATACGAGGGCCTCTATGTCTGCCAACAACACCGACATGGCCCTGGAGCATCTGCTGAACGATGAGGACTTGGAATTCTTGACTGGGCTGGCAAAGCAGCTGGGGCTATCCCCGGATCAGCTAGCGAAGAAAGGCATTCAAGACACCATCACCAAGCGCACCAGGCCAAGAAGCATGCCGGGGACGGTTCAACCGTTTCGGCGCCGGGCTGAATAGCCCGAAATGAGGGACTGATAAGTGAACAAAGCCATTCACCAACACTTAGCAATGATCGCCGCAAAGCGCGTCGTTGTATGTGTTCGCCCCTCTGAAAAGCAAAAAGCCCGAAGGGACTGTTTAGGTCACCTCCGGGCTTCGTTGGTTTCCTCGGCTGCAACCGAGAAAGCCATTTCATGTGCAGCTCTCTAGCGAGTACGAGTATGGACAATTCACCTGCATATATCAAGACGGGGACAGCGCCTGGCTTGAATGTGGTCGCGATGATCGACGGTCTCTTGGATCGCTCGATTGCTTTCCAGCGCCCATTTGTTGCCCTTGGCGTCGGTGTTACCGGTGCGCTGATGCTCTCCCAGGCAATCTATTGGTCGAAGCGCACCAAAAATCCGGATCGCTGGTTCTACAAGACCCAGGCCGAATGGGAAGAAGAGACAGGCATGTCTCGCCGCGAGCAGGAAACTGCCCGCAGGAAGCTCAAGGAGCTCGGCCTGATCGAAGAAATGAAGCGCGGCATCCCTTGCCGGGTGTTCTTCCGTGTCGATCACCTTGCGCTTTATGAGCGCCTTTGCGCGCACATCAATCAGGCCAGCATGGCGGAAAGCGCCGAGCAAGATGCACATATCAGCCAAACCAGTATGGCGGAAAGCGCCAAACTGGATTGCACGAATGCGCCAAGCAGCTCTGCACGAAACAGCCAGAGTAATACAGAGAGTACAGAGAGTACTTCAGAGAGTACCTACAGAGGGCCTCAAGAGTTCTCGTCCCCGCTTCCAGCGGAGACCCGTCAGGCGGCTGACTCTATTCCCTACGAGAAGATTCGCGAACTGTACAACCAGATCCTCGGTGGAAAGCTGCCGCGGTGTCTTGGCTTGGACGACAAGCATCGCAAGCGCATTCGCGCTGCTTACAACTTGAAGCTCGACGGAAAGTTCGTGGTCCGCGAAGGCGGTATGGATTTTTGGGAAGGGCTGTTTAACGACGCCCTGGAATGTCCGTTCCTGCTTGGCCAGAACGACCGCAGCTGGGTTGCTGATTTCGAGTTCATGACATCGGCAACCAAAATCCAACGCTTCATGGAAGGTAAGTACGATGCACGCTGATCGCCCTCTAATCGCACTGGAGGCCGAACACGGCGTCCTCGGTGCCCTGATGCACGAACCCGAGCTGTGCGAGACCGTAGGCGCCTTCCTGTCGCCGTCTGACTTCGCTTACGAGGATACCGGCGCGCTGTACGCCATGATCCTCGGCGCACACTCCAAAAAGATGCACCCGGACAGCATCACCTTGTCCGAAATCCGCGCTGAGCTTCCGAGCGGCGAGCTGACTATCGTCTATGCGTCAGAGCTGATGCGAAACGTGCCGAGCGCTGCAAATGGGCAGCACTACGCGCGGATCGTCGTTGAGCGCGCCCGCGCCCGTCGACTGCACGAGGTCGGTGAGCGGCTTATGGAGATCGCCCAGCAGCGCGGCAGCATTGCCGAGCAGATCGCCCAGGCTCAGCAACTGACGATGGACCTTGTTGCGCACCAAGAGCGCAAGGACGTTGTGTCTTTGCGCGAGGCCATGATCCCGGTCTTTGACGAGATGGAGCTGCGCTGGAAGGGCGAGCAGGCGACCGGCCTGATGTTCGGCCTGCAGGATTTAGACAACATCGTCTGCGGCCTGCGGCCAGGCAACCTGGCGATCATTGCCGGACGCCCTGGCACGGGCAAGACGGTGCTCGGTGTAGGCCTGGCCGAGACGCTCGCGCTTCGGAAGGGCGGTTCGGCGCTGATCTTCTCCTTGGAGATGAGCCAGACCGAGCTCGCAAAGCGCTCCCTAGCATCTCAGTCTGGAGTTTCTCAGGGCCTCATTGATACCGGTAAAGCCCTAGACAGCGAGGAAGCGATCGCCCGCATGACTGCCGCGGTTGGCAAGACCGCGGAGGCCGACGTGCGTATCTGCGACAAGCAGGCGCTGACCTTCTCGCGCATTTGCTCCATTGCACGGTTCGAGAATCGCGCTCGGAAGCTTGACCTGATCGTCATCGACTACTTGGGGCTGATCTCTCCGGAGTCGAATAGCCGGCACCAGAACCGCAACCAAGAGCTCGGCGCTATCAGCCGCGGTCTCAAGGCCCTGGCGAAAGAGCTGGAAATCCCAATCGTCGCGCTGGCTCAGTTGAACCGCTCTATCGAAACCCGCGCCGACGCCAAGCCGAAGATGAGCGACCTGCGCGACTCGGGCGAGATTGAGCAGGATGCCGACGTGATCATCATGGCTCACCGCGACATGCAGTCCGAGCGCGGCCAGAACGGCGTCACCGAGATTGACGTCGTTAAGTGTCGCCACGCCAAGCCAGGATTCTGCCTGCTTCAGTTCCAAGGCGAGTACGCCCGCTTCGTGTCCTGCGCTCAGCAGTACGACTACGAGGAGGAGCCGGCCAACGTCCGCCCAATGCGCAAGTCTGCCCGTTCTGCTTTTGGAGGTGCCGCATGACCTATCTCCAGCAGCACGCCATCCAGCTCCTGCAGCGCCAGGGCTACCAGATACGAAAAACCACCGCGACCGGCATAGGCCTATCCCGCGGCAATGACCATCGCGTCGTCTGTGCTGACGGAAGCACCCAGCGCGGCGTAGGAGCGAGCAAATGAGCGAAGTACGCCTGATACTCGGCGACTGCCTGGATCGGATGAAGGAAATCCAGGCCGGCACCGTCGATCTGATCCTGGCCGACCTTCCTTACGGGACGACGCAGTGCGCCTGGGATGAAGTGATTCCGATGGCTGAGTTGTGGGAGCAGTACCTGCGGGTCGCCAAGCCGGAAGCCGCGATTGTCCTGACAGCTGCTCAGCCGTTCACTTCCATGCTCGTGATGAGCCGTCCGGACCTCTTCCGCTACGAGTGGATCTGGGAGAAAGGCAACGCCACCGGCTTCCTGAATGCCAAGAAGCAGCCAATGCGGGCGCACGAATCTGCGCTGGTCTTTTACCGCAAGCAGCCCACCTACAACCCGCAAATGACGGCAGGGCACGAGCGCAAGACCGCAAGCCGCAAGACCGTCAACTCCGAGTGCTACGGCAAGGCGATCAGCCTGACGAATTACGACTCGACAGAGCGGTACCCGCGCAGCGTTCAGTTTTTCTCAAGCGACAAGCAGTCCGGCAACTACCACCCGACGCAAAAGCCCGTCGCGCTCATGGAGTACCTGATCCGCACCTACGCGGCACCGGGCATGACCGTACTCGACAACACCATGGGCAGCGGTACCACCGGAGTTGCTGCGCTGCGCTGCGGCTGCGACTTCATCGGAATCGAGCTTGACCCGTCCCATTTTGAAACCGCAAGCGCGCGTATCGACGAGGAGGCCATTCGCCTGGCGACCCCGGTACCGCAATTTGATCTCTTCGCCGAGGTGGCAAATGTCTGACTTCACCGAAATGACCGCCGCCTTCCACCAGGCCCGCACAGCCCCCGATGTAACAGATCGCGCTACAGGCCTAGAGGAGGCAGACCGTATAGGTGGCGTGGCGCTGGTACAGGCCAGGCTGCAGGGGCAGGGCGCTGAGTTCTGCATCGACTGCGACGAGGAGATTCCGGCCAAGCGTCGCGCTGCTGCTCCGTGGGCAGAGCGCTGCATCTCATGCCAGGACGACCACGACAAGCGGGAGGCGCGCCGTGTATGAGCTTTCTCTATTCACGGGCGTTGGTGGCGGCCTGCTCGCAAGCCACCTGCTCGGCATCACTCCTGTCTGCGCAGTCGAGCACGACGAGCACTGTCAGCGGGTACTGGTCCAGCGACAAAACGATGGAGCTCTCCCGCCATTCCCTATCTGGGATGACGTTCGAACGTTTGACGGCCTACCGTGGCGCGGAATTGTTGACCTCGTATCTGGAGGGTTTCCCTGTCAGGCCTTCAGCACTGCCGCTGCTGGACGCAACAACGCTGAAAACCTTTGGCCGGAGATGCGCCGGATCGTGGCAGATGTCGCTCCCAGGCTTGTCTTCGCCGAGAACGTCGCCGAGCGAGCAATTGAAGAAGCCGGGCGCGACCTCGTTCGCATGGGTTACCAAGTCCGAATGCTTCCCCTGTCCGCGGCAGACCTGGGTGCTGACCACGTTCGGCAGCGCTACTGGCTACTTGCACACGCCGACGACCAAGGCGAACTACTGCGCCGATTCAATGCAGAAGTGGCCGGCCGCGCGCGAGTTCCGGCGAGTGTTTGGGCGTCCGAGCCCGGCAATCCACGAGTGGCTGATGGGATGGCCGGAAGGGTGGACCGATACCGCTCCTCTGGAAACGGGCAAGTGGCAGCAGTGGCTTACGCAGCATTCGTTGAGCTCGCTGCCAGCTTTGAAGGAGGCCGCGTAAATGGCTGACCTCATGCTCCGCTCCGACATGGACCGCCAGCGCCTGATCAGCTTCCTGCAGGGCTTGGACCTCTCCAAGCCTCGCAAGGTGGCAATTACCGAGATTCGCAGCAAGCGCTCCGACGCCCAAAACCGTCTGCTATGGCAGTGGAATGGCCTGATCCAGCAGCACCTGCGCGAGTCGTTCGGGCAGATAGCAAGCGCTGAGGAATGGCACGAGATCTTGGTCAGCAAGCTCTGGCCGTCCGAGGTGCACCCGGTAGAGCTTCCGGACGGCACCCGGTACCGCGTCGGCCGAGCCAAGACTCGAGCCTTTACGATCCAGCAGATGACCACTTACCTGGAGCTGCTTGACGCCTACTGCGCCGAGCACCTGGGCCTGCTGCTGCCGCACCCGGAAGACCTGATGTACGCCATTTATGGCGAAAGGAGGGCTGCCTGATGCTCCGCCAGCGCTCCCAGCCATTCCGATCGAGCAAGTGGCTCTCAGCGGTGCACAAGATCGAAAACTGCGTGCTCTGCGGCGCCTATGGCGTCCAGGCCGCACACATCAACGAAGGAAAGGGCATGAGCCAGAAGACAGACGACTGCCTCACGGCGGCCATCTGCAAGGGCTGCCACCACGAGCTGGACAACGGCAAGAAGTACACCCGCGACGAGCGCCGGGAAATCCTGCGCAAGGCGGTGCTGGACACCATCGCACAACTCGCCCGCATGGGGCTGATCGACGCAAAGGGGAAGGCCGCATGAGCCACGAACACTACTTCATCGACGTATCGCACATCGACCGGCTCGACGTGTACCGCCTGCTCGACCTGTTCAAGGTCACCTGTCCGGTCGCTCAGCACGTGGTCAAGAAGGCATTGGCGGCCGGCCAGCGAGGCCACAAGGACACTCGCCGGGACTGGCAGGACATTGCCGATAGCGCGGCTCGCCGGCTGCAGATGATCAGCGAGGACGAGGCGACCTTCGGCCAGCAGAACACCATCGACTGCCGCACGGATGAGCAGAAGGGTTTCAACGACCCGCGCACCGTGGAAGGCGTGGACGTGTCGTTCCCGACCGAGAAGCACATGAACTTCGCGCCGGTGCAGTGCGAGCACTACTTCGAGGACCACGGCTGCTATCGGTTCGGTTCGCGGGGCCAGCAGCTGACCATTTGGAACTGCGCCAAGTGTGGCGCCGAGAAAGTCGAGGCCGAAGATGAATGAGCACCTCTGCGGCTCCTGCTGGATTGAACTTGGCGGAATTGACTGCCGATGCTCGGGCGCTGATCGAAGCGGACAAAACGGCCTGCCTGATCAGGTGGAAGGTGCGCGACCTCACGGGGAAGGAGCGGCAGAGGCAAGCGCAGCTGTTCCTGTCGGCTGTGCCCGCGGATGCACGAGCTGCAGTTGTGGCGGCATTGGCAGCGAGGGCCGGTAAATGACTTTCCCGATCCGTAAAGCCTCAGCCCAAACCACGGTCAAGCCGGTGAAAAGTGCGGGATCGGGAAAATCGTCTGCGAGCGAGGCTGAGGACCTCCTGGCGCTCCACCTGCGCGCAGAAGGCATCGAAGCCATCCGAGAGTACCGGTTCGCTGCCGAGGCTTGTGGAGGGCCTGGTAAGGGCCTGCGTGATCGTCTGGCCAAGGCTGGCCTGCAGGACTGGCGCGCTGACTTCGCGCTGATAGAGCACGGATTGCTGATCGAATGCGAGGGCGGCGGTTGGGCTGGGGGTAGACACACCCGCGGCGCCGGCTTCGCTGCCGACCTCAAGAAATACGACGCCGCTGCCCGCCTTGGGTGGCGCGTCTACCGCTGCGACCCCGCCATGATCAAGAGCGGGCGCGCGATCGAGACAATCCGAATTCTGATGCAGCAGGGGAGAGCAGCCTGATGGCCGCACGCAAGCACGACGACGAGACAATCAAGGCCGCGTTGGCCGGCCGAACTGTGGCAGAGGCTGCACAGATCCTCGGGCTGCACGAGCGCAACGTCTACACCCACAAGGCGCGCCTGGCTCGCCAAGGGTGGAGCCCGGAGCACGACATGGTGAAGACGGTGCCGGACGGGTTCCACCTCAAGGGCACGTCAACGCTGTACGGAAAGGACGGCGAGCAGAAGCTGCAGTGGGTCAAGTCGAATATCGATCACGAGCGTCAGGCAGAGCTGATGAAGGAGGCGGTCAAGGCGCTAGCCCTCGACATCAAGCCAGCCAAGGCGCTGCCGGCTCCGCTGCACACGCTTGCGCACCTGCTCAACTGCTACGTCATCACTGACTATCACCTGGGCATGAATGCCTGGGCAGAGGAGACGGGCGCAGCGTGGGACATGAAGATTGCCGAGGACACGCTGGTCGGCTGGTTCGGGGCTGCCATCGCTCAGGCTCCTGATTCGCATACCGGCGTGTTCGCGCAGCTCGGGGATCTGCTGCATTGGGATGGCATCCAGGCGGTCACCCCGACATCCGGTCACGTCTTGGACGCTGATACCCGTTTCCAGAAGCTGGTCCGCGTGGCTATCAGCGTAATCCGTCGCGTGACGGCCATGCTGCTGCAGAAGCACGAGCGCGTAGTTCTCCTGATGGCTGAGGGCAACCACGACCTAGCGTCTAGCGCCTGGCTGCGTGAGCTGTTCGCCGCCCTGTATGCCGATGAACCGCGCATCGAGGTCATCACCCGGCCAGATCCGTACTACTGCATTGAGCACGGCCGCACGTCGCTGTTCTTCCACCACGGCCACAAGAAGCGGATGGACTCGCTTGAAACGGTATTCATCGCCAAGTTCCGCGAAGTGTTCGGTCGCACCAAGCACAGCTACGCGCACACCGGTCACCTGCATCACAACGTCCTGCGTGAGACGAACACCATGCAGATCGAGCAGCACCGCACCCTGGCCGCACCCGACAGTCACGCAAGCCGCGGCGGTTGGATGAGCGGACGTGACGCCAAGGTCATCACCTACCACGCCGAGCACGGCGAAGTGGGGCGAATCATCGTTTCAGCCGACATGCTCAAGGGGGAGGTGGCAGCATGAAGAGCGCAGAAGAGCTTTTGACACAATGGGGCATCTGGGTATGGCAAAAGACTGGCGTGCCTCGGTACGTCTCCCCGATGCTGGCCATCATGCGCGACAACGTGCCGTGCACTCACGCGCCAGATGCTGCGATCACCGATGAAGAGGCAGAGACGGTATCGGCTGTAGTGGCCCGCCTTCAGCAGCGCTATCCGGAAGCATCAGATGCCGTGCACCTGTACTACTGCTACAACCGCACCATGGAGCAGATCGGCAAGCAGCTTGGTAAGTCGCGGCACCAGGTGAAGGACATGCTGAGCCGTGTGCACGGCTACGTCGAGTCGGAGTTTGATCGACGAATGGCAGCTTAATTTACATGTCGCGACTGTTGACGTGTTAACGCCGATCTGGCAATCTGGCACAAATTGCGGTTTTACCGCTTCAGAAGAGCCCGGCCAATGAGTCGGGCTTTTTTGTGCCTCAGTTTCGGGCGCTAAAGGCCGTTTGAATGGCTCGCCACCATGCGCCCAACCCTCTTCCGGCCCCATGCCTGCCTCCTTGCTCATAGGCGGATCGCACGCGCATGTGAGGCCGGACCAATCAACTGCCCCATGCGGGATAACCGAGATGCCCAAGATGCCCGAGAAAAGTCCTGACCTATGGGCAGCGTTCTTCGCATGGCTGGAAGCAGTCGCACCGACAATGTATGCCCCTGCGCTTGCCGCGTTCATTGCAATCCTCCGCGTGGTCTACGGTGGCGGCACTCGCCGACAGATGATCCTCGAAGGTGGCTTGTGTGGGGGAATGACCCTTGCGCTTAAGCCTGCTCTGCTGTGGGCTGGCCTGCCGGTAGACATGGCGATCTTCCTTGGTGCCTGCGCTGGCTTTGTCGGCGTAGAGAAGCTCCGCGACTGGTTCATCCGGTTCGGGGAGAAGAAGGCGAGCGCATGAAGCAGCAGCCTCCATGGATACACAGGTTCGATGACGGCCGTGGTGTCCGCAAGGTCTTCCTAGATGGGCAAGAGATCAAGATGGCTGTCTTCGCCGACCAGCAGCGCGGCATTGTGGATCGCTATCGCCAGCCGCTCACTATCGACAAGCGCAGCCAGTCGTTGATCACTGAGCGCCTGCATGGCTGCGTGGAGGTTGTATGGCAAGCGTCCAGCTAGTGGCCGTCGTCAAGATTCGCTGGTGGGTTTACGCCTACATGATCGTCCACGTGGGTATCTGCCGGATATTCAGGCTCACGCCGAACGAGCAGCGGATATTCCGCACTGTGGCGCGGGGGGTAACCACCTCAGTCGAAACAAGGCCCGCATGAAACGCCTCCACGCCACCCTGATCCTGATATGCCTCGCAGCCTGTGTCGCTGTGATGATCGGGGAAGAGGTGAGGATGCAACAGGTAATCGAATGACGCTCGAACGACGTTGAATGATTCGTTCGCGATAACACCCCATGAATGAGGCCCAGCTATGGCCCTATGCGGAGCTAAGACCCGCAGCGGGGAACCATGCAAGCGGCACGCGGTACCGGGTTCCAAGCGCTGCAAGCTACACGGTGGCGCGGCGGCGAAGGCCAACAAAGGCAATCAGCACGCAGCTAAGCCCGGATCGATTTACAGCAAGTACCTGACGGATGAAGAGCTGGCGGACTTCCATGCGGCCGAGATTGACCAGATCGACCAAGAGCTGCGGCTAACCAAGGTTCTGCTCAATCGTGTGCTGATGGCGAAGGGTGACGGTTACGACCTGCTGGCTGATCGCTACCTGGCGCGCATCGAGTCGCTGACAAAGACCCGTGAGGATCTGGAAGGCAAGCGCCTAGCGAACGAGAAGCTGCGCCGCGAACTGGAAGACCCGAATCAGGGCTTGCCTGAGCCGAAGCAAGTCATCATCGGGGTGGAAGATGCAAGCGACCCTGAAGCTGAATAAGCCGCAGTTCGAGTTCATCAGTCACCCGAAGAAGTTCTCTGCGTTCGTCGGCGGGTATCGAAGCGGAAAGACGTTCGTAGGCTGCGTGCGGCTGTGTATCAACGCACTGGAGCACCCTGGCATTCCGCAGGGCTACTTCGCACCGACCTATCCGCAGATTGCGGACATCTTCTACGACACGATACCGGGCGTTGCTGAGGCCTTCGGGCTTTTCGCCGACATCGTGCCGAGCAACAAGCGGGTGCATCTGCGCGACTCGAAAGGCCGCTGCCTGTCGACGATCGTCTGCAAGAGCATGGAGCACCCTGGCCGCATCGTCGGCTTCAACATCGCGCACGCCCTGGTCGACGAGATCGACTGTATGCCGATCAAGAAGGCTGACAGCGCCTGGAAGAAGATCATTGCCCGTATGTCGACCGTCTGGCCGACTCGCGGCGAGAACACCATCGACGTGACGACCACGCCGGAGGGGTTCAACTGGGTATATCGCAAATTCGTCAAGGAGCTGGCCGCAAACCCAAGCCAGCGCCCGCTGTATGGCATCGTCCATGCCAGCACCAGGCAGAACGCGAAGAACCTGCCGAAGGACTACATCCCATCGCTGCGCGAGTCGTACCCGGCCAATCTGGTCGACGCCTACATTGACGGCCAGTTCGTCAACCTGGTGAGCGGATCGGTCTATCCGAACTTCTGCCGGCGCCTGAATCACACAGACGAAACGATTCGCCCGGGTGAAGAGCTGCATGTAGGTATGGACTTCAACATCAATCGGATGGCGGCCTGCGTGTTCGTCATTCGTGACGGTGAGCCGCGGCAACTTGATGAACTGACCAGCCTATTCGATACGCCGGCAATGATCGCTGCGCTACTTGAGCGATTCCCCGGCCACAAGATCACCGTGTACCCGGACGCCAGCGGTAAGAACCGCAAGAGCGTCAACGGCAGCGAGTCGGACCACAGCTTGCTCAAGCAGGCCGGCTTCACGGTTCGCGTCAACCCGGCTAACCCAATGGTTCGTGACCGCGTTCTGGCCGTTAACGCCATGTTCCTCAATGGCGAGGGCGTGCGCCGGCTGAAGGTCAACACCGACAAATGCCCGGTCACCACCCAGGTGCTCGAGCAGCAGGCATACAACGAACACGGCGAGCCCAACAAGGACGGCACGGAAGACCCGGCTGACGCCTTTGGGTACTTCGTCGTTCACCGCTTCCCGATCATCAAGCCCGCAACCTCAATCAACATGGGATTTGCCCGATAATGGCCGACGTTCAATACCAGCGCCCTGAGTACGAGGCAGCGCAAGCCCGTTGGCGCCTGGTGCGCGACGTTTGCAAGGGCTCCGAGGCGGTCAAGGCAGCCGAACAGCGCTACCTGCCGAAGCCGAACAAGCACGACACGAGCAAGGAGAACGCCGAGCGGTACGAGAGCTATCTGGCCCGCGCTGTGTTCTACAACGCAACCGGGCGGACTCGTGACGGCTTGGTCGGCGCCGTGTTCCGCGTGGTGCCGACGCTTACCGTGCCGGCGCTGCTCGACTACATGGCCACCGATGCCGATGGCGCAGGAATCAGCGTCTACCAGCAGTCGCAGACGGTCCTGGCTGATGTTCTGGAGACCGGCCGGGCGCTTATCCTCGTCGATTTCCCCGCGGTTGAGTCAGCCAGCCGGGCCGACATGCAGAGCGGCAGGGCGCGGGCGACCATCACGGCATACCCAGCCGAGGCGGTGATCAACTGGCGCACGACCAAGGTTGGCGCACGTCACCTTCTGTCGCTGGCCGTGCTGCGCGAGACGCACGAGGTGGAAGACGGTTTCGGCGTCAAGAGTTACCCGCAATACCGGGTGCTGAGCCTGCGCGATGGCGTCTACACCGTGGACGTGTGGCGCCAGGCGGCCGGCGAGGGCGCATTCGAGGTCGCAGATACCTACAAACCGCGCCGCAGTAATGGCGCGCCGTGGACCGAGATCACGGCCTTCTTCGTCGGCGCGCAGAACAACGACACGTCGATCGATGAGTCGCCGCTGTACGACCTGGCCGAGATCAATATCGGCCACTACCGGAACAGTGCGGACTACGAAGACTCGGTCTTTCTGGTCGGCCAGCCGCAGGTCTACATGGCCGGGCTAGACCAGCACTGGGTCGATCTTCTCGAAGAGAAGGGCATCTACTTCGGCTCTCGGGCAATCCTGCCGCTGCCGCAAGGTGGTGCGGCCGGCATCCTGCAGGCTCAGCCGAACGGCCTGGCCAAAGAGGCGATGGACGCCAAAGAGCGCCAGATGGTTGCCCTTGGTGCCCGCCTGATCGAGAAGGGCAGCGCCACGAAGACTGCCACTGAGGCCGCGTCGGATAACGCTGCAGAGCATTCGGTTCTATCCCTGGTCGCGTCCAACGTCAGCGAGGCTTACACCAAGGCACTGCAGTGCGCCGCCGAGTTCATGGGCGCCAATGGCGAGTGCGTATACGCGCTCAATCAGGACTTTATCGAAGCCCGCCTTGATCCGCAGACCCTGGCCGAGCTGGTCAAGTCCTGGCAGGCCGGCGCGATCACTGATGCCGACCTGTGGGCTCAGCTGCGCCGGTACGGGCTGATCGATGCCGAGAAGTCGGACGACGAGATCCGCGAAGAGCTTGCCAGCAGCACGTCTGGCCTGAACTTGGACGAGGAAGAACAAAATGCCGATGTTCCGTAAGAAGCCGGTTGTGATCCAGGCGATTCAGTACGTCGAAGTGTCGCGGCGCCCCATGAAGTTTGCGGACCACGTGGAGCGTAACGGCATGGATGTGGCCCGCTTTGTTGGTCGACCGCTACGCGAGGCAACGATTCCCAATGGAAGCCCGGACGGTCGGACGGTACTTGAAATCGAAACCCTTGAAGGCGTCATGCAGGCCGATGTTGGCGACTGGATCATTCGTGGTGTTAAGGGCGAGTTCTATCCCTGCAAGCCTGACATTTTCGCGGCGACCTACGAGTCAGTCTAACGGTGGACGGCGATGGCAACGGCGGAACTACTGATCCAGTCGGCAACGCGTAACGCCGTGATGCTCGAGCGCCTCAAGAGTGGAGAGGTCGAGAAGATCGACCCCTTCCTGCGGCGCATCGACAAGGATCTGCGCGACAGGCTGAGCCGCGACACACTGACCGACTACAGCCGGGCTCGTCTTGAGCAGATGCTGAAGTCGATCGACGCGATGCTCGCCAAGATTCACGGCGAGTTCACGTCGCAGCTGCTGCTGGACCTGTTCGATATCGGCGCCTACGAGGCCGAGTTTGAAGCCAGGTCGCTCGATCAGGTGCTGGTCAATATCACCGCAGCGGCTCCGACCGTGAAAGCGATACAGGCCGCTGTGAAGGCTCAGCCGCTCAGCGTGACCGGGCCGGATGGCGGAAAGCTGCTGGAGTCGTTCATCGCTGATTGGACGCAGGCCGAGCGCAACCGGGTAGCCGGCGCTATTCGCATGGGCTACGTCCAGGGCGAGACGAATCAGCAGATCATCAATCGCATCCGCGGCACCAAGGCGCTGAAGTACAGCGACGGCCTGCTAGCCATCACCCGGCGCAATGCCGAAGCGGTCGTTCGAACCGGCATCCAGCACGTCGCCAGCGTGGCGCGCATGGAGACGTGGAAGACGAACAGTGACGTGGTGACCGGCTACCGATGGGTTTCCACCCTCGACGGTCGCACGTCCGCACAGTGCAAGTCGCTGGATGGAAGGGTGTTCAAGATGGGCAAGGGGCCGGTACCGCCCGCGCACATCCGCTGCCGCAGCACGACCGCCGCCGAGCTGGACGCCCGCTATGCCTTCCTCGACGAAGGCGCCACACGGGCCAGCAAGAACGGCTACGTCGACGCTGACCAGACCTACTACAGCTGGCTCAAGGGACAGCCGCAAGAGTTCCAGAGCATCGCGCTCGGTCCTGAGCGCGCAAAGCTGTTCCGCGACGGCGGGCTGAGTGCTGAGCGCTTTGCCGAGCTGCAGTTGGATCGGCAATTTAAACCACTGACCTTGGAACAGATGAAGGCTCTTGAGCCCGAGGCTTTCCGTAGGGCAGGCATCTAGCCGGCAGGGCCGGCAAACCTAGTCTCCGGGAGACACCATGTTCAAGTACCAACTGGACAGCCTTGACGGGCTGGATGAAGGCGCGCGCGCGTTCTACGAAGAGAAAGACGGCAAGTTCCAGCTGAAGGTCGAAGGCATCCCGCAGGGCGAGGACGTGTCGGGCCTGAAAGCGAAGATTGACGAGCTGTTGAGCGAGAAGAAGACCGAGGCCGAGAAGCGCAAGCAGGCCGAAGAAAACGCCCGCAAGACCGCCGAAGAAGCTGCTCGCAAGAATGGTGACGTCGAGGCGCTTGAGAACAGCTGGAAAGAGAAGCTGGCCAAGCGCGAGCAGGAGCTGATGGCCGATCGCGACAGCTTGGCTAGCCAGATCAAGGAGCTGACTGTTGGTCGTGCCGCTACTGACCTTGCCGCCGAGCTGGCTGTGCAGGGCAGCGCAAAAGCCCTCCTACCTCACCTTCAAGCGCGCCTGAGCATGGATATCCGCGATGGTAAGCCGACTGTGGTCGTCCTAGACGCCAACGGCAAGCCAAGCGCGGCAACCCTGGAAGAATTGAAAGCAGAATTCGTCAACGATCCGGCATTTGCGCCGCTGATCGTCGGCAGCAAAGCATCCGGTAGCGGGGCTAGCGGTGCGAAACCTGGCGGCGGGGCCGCTAAGAAGTTCGATGAATACACCGGCGCAGAACTGTCGGCCATTCGCAAGAGCGACCCGGCCCTGTACGACCGCCTCAAGACTGAATACCACGGAGAATAGCCCCAATGGCCACTGTTCGCCTTTCCGACATCATCGATGTCACCGTTTTCCAAGACCTCCCGGCTGTGAACAGCCCGGAGAAGACCGCCTTCTACGAGTCCGGCATCGTCACCTCGAGCCCGCTGCTCAATGGCCTGGCCACTGCGGCCGGTAAGACTGCCGAGCTGCCGTTCTGGAAGGATATCGACCAGACCGTCGCGCCGAACCTGTCCAACGACAACCCGGCCTCGGTTGCTACGCCGGACAAGATCGTTCAGGGCGAGCAGATCAGCCGCAAGGCCTTCCTGAACAAGGGACTGTCCGAGTCCGACCTGGCTTCCGAGCTGGTACTTGGCCCGAAAGCCATGGATCAGATCCGCGCCCGCATCGACACCTACTGGACCCGCCAGTGGCAGCGCCGCCTGCTCGCCAGCGTGAACGGCGTGCTAGCTGACAACGTCGCCAACGATGGCGGTGACATGGTTTTCGACATCGCAGGCGCAACCAACGCCGACGTGACCGCGAGCACCATCTTCACCCGCCAGAACTTCACCAGCGCCGCCTTCACCATGGGCGATGCGGTCGATGGCATCCAGGCGATCGCCGTTCACTCGGTCGTGTACAAGCGCATGATCGACAACGACGAAATCGACTTCATCAAGGACAGCGCCGGCAACATGACCGTGCCGACTTTCCTCGGTAAGCGCGTCATCGTCGACGACAGCATGACCTACACTCCGGCTGCTGGTAGCGCTGGAGCTGACGCCGCAGCGCGCTACACTAGCGTTCTGTTCGGTCAAGGCGCCTTCGGCTTCGGCAACGGCCAGCCCAAGGTTCCGGTCGAGGTTGAGCGTCAGGCGACCCAGGGCAACGGCGGCGGCATCGAAACCCTGTGGACCCGCAAGACCTGGATCTGCCACCCGTTCGGCTTCCAGAACACCAGCACCCCGGCCGCCGAGTCCTTCTCGCTGGCTGAGCTGGCGACTGCCGCTGTGTGGGACCGCGTGGTTGATCGCAAGAACATCCCGCTGGCCTTCCTCGTGACCAACGGCTAAACGGATCGGCCCCCAGCAATGGGGGCCATCTTGGAGGCGCAGATGACAATTGCTGAACAGCTGCGATTGCAGCGCATGTACAACGAACAGATTTCAGGCAAGGCCGCGCAGCAAGACGAGGCGAAGCCAAAAGAACCGACCAAGCCGCGGCGAGCCCGGGCCAAGGAATAACGCATGACGCTGATCATCGAAGACGGAACCGGGAAGGACGACGCCGAAAGCTATGCCACGGCCGCCGAGCTGGTCAGCTATGCCGCGAACTACGGGGTGGCTGTTCCTGGCACCGAGCAGGCTCAGGAATCGCTGCTACGCCGCGCCGCAATGCAGATGCAGGTCATGGGCTGGAAGGGCCGCAAGGCGAGCGCTGCGCAGGCTCTGGCGTGGCCTCGCTATGGAGCCGAGGTAGATGGCGAGATTCTCCCGTCAACCTACATCCCGGCGCGCATCCAGTACGGCCAGATGGCTCTGGCTGCCGAGATTCACGCGGATGACATCGACCCTCCTGCCCAGCGACAGGGTGCAGTCATCCGTGAGCGGGTAGAGGGCGCCGTCGATGTGCAGTACGCCGAGAACAAGTCGGGCTACCTGCTGCCAGCTGCGCCTGATCGGCCAAGCCGGACACAGTTCGCTGATTATCTGGTCAAGCGTGGCCTATTTGCCGTGAGGGCGTGACATGTCGCAGTTCTATGACCGCATGGCCTCGACCGCTTTGCGGTTGATAGAGCAGTTCGGCCAGACCATCACCCTGCGCGATGAAACCCCAGGCGGCTATGACCCTACAACGGGCGTGACGACAGACCCTGTATTGCGCGATCAGACAGTGCAAGCCGTTGTGCTGCCTGCCAGTAAGGGCACCGTCGAGGCGTTCGACAACCGATTCATTGACGGCACGCTGATTGAGTCGAACCTACGCGCGCTGAAGATCGCTGCCGAGGGGTTGGCATGGGCGCCCAAGCCTGGCTGCGTGGCCGTGTTCGGCGGCGAGGTCTGGACCTTGCTTGGCGTCACTAGTTCCGCGCCGGATGGTGCGGCCCTTGTTTACTCTGCGACGGTGCGCCGATGAAAGGCTCGTTCTCCTTACAGCTGCGCGAGTTCGCAGAGAAGGCCAGCGGAAACATGACTGAGTTCTATCGGGCTGTGACCATCAGCATCGGCAACTCGGTTGTTCGCCTGTCTCCTGTGGATACCGGGCGGTTCCGTGGTGAATGGCAGTTTACGGTTGGTCCCGCCGCATCTGAAACAGGGCGCGAAGACAAAAGCGGGTCGGCAACGGTCCAGCAGATCGCATCAGACGTGATCCAGTTCAAGGCTGGCGAGACCGGCTACATCTCTAACCTGATGCCGTACGCCATCCCGCTGGAGTACGAAGGCCTGTCGAAGCAGGCGCCGGAAGGGATGGTGCGAATCACGATGGCGCGCATCCAGCAGATCATCGCCGCTGAGGCGGCAAAGCTCAGAGACTGACCTATGTCGCACCTAACTATTCGCGGCCTGCTGCAGCAGCGCTTGGCAGCGTGGGCGGCCACAAAAGGTTTGCCTGTGGCGTGGCAGGGCGTGTCGTTCGCGCCGCCCAGCGGCATGTATCTACGGGCCTTCATGCTCCCGGCCGGCACAGACAGCATCGACATCGAGGGCGTGAGCCGCACATTCACAGGCGTGTTTCAGGTCTCGATCATCGCGCCGAACGGCAAAGGCACCGGGGCTGCAGAGGCGCTGGTCCCTGAGTTGGACGCGCTGTTCCCGATGGCGCTGCGGCTAACTTCCGGCAGCTTCGCTGTTCAGGTTTCGGCGCCGGTAACCCAGGGGCCGATCATCCATGACGACATCAACTTCACGGTTCCGGTCTCGTTCCGATACCGCGCCGACACATAAATCAACAGATGACCAATAAGCCCGCCTAGTGCGGGTTTTTTATTGCCCGAACGGGCGCACAACTGCCGCAAGTTCGGCAAAAGGAGACACATCGTGGCCTTCAGTATCCCCGACGGTACTACCATCCACCTCGGCACCACCTTCGGCACGCCGGTCGCTGTAACCAGCATCAGCAATGCCGCAACCGCTGTCGCAACCGCTGCCGCTCACGGCTTCGCCAACGGCGACATCATCGTTCTCAAGACCGGCTGGCAGCGAGCCAACGAGCGCGTGTTCCGCGTGGCCGCTGCTGCTTCCGGCACCTTCGAGCTGGAAGGCCTGGACACCAGCGACACCAGCGCTTTCCCGGTCGGCACCTCTGGCGGTACCGCGATGAAGGTGACCGCCTTCACTCAGGTCAGCCAGATCATCGGCATCAGCACTTCGGGCGGCGAGCAGCAGTTCGCAACCGTGAGTCCGCTCGAATCCGACTTCGAGATCCAGATTCCGACCATGTACTCGGCTCAGTCCATCTCTATGGAGATCGGCGACGACCCGACCCTGGCCGGCTATCAGGCCCTGAAGAAAGCTGCCGACGCTCGCGCCATCCGCCCGCTGATGATGCAGAACAAGAACGGCTCGAAAATCTACTACTACGGCTACGTCTCGCTGAACGAAACGCCGACCAAGAACAAAGGCCAAGTCGACACCGTGAACAGCTCGTTCTCGCTGCTGTCGCGTCCGACCCGTTACGCGGCCTAACTGACAGCCATCTCGCAGAACCTACTGCAAAGGGCGCCAGAGACGGTCTGGCGCCCTCTTTTTTATCGAATCCCCGAAGAGGAAACACACCATGGCTAAATTCAAACTCGCTGTTGCCCCGACTTTCAAAGCCAAAGTGGCTATCCCGGTCCCGGGCGGCGAAAGCCCCGAAGTCGAATTCGAGTTCAAGCACCGCACCGTGGCTCAGCTCGACGAGTGGAGCAAGTCCTTGAAGAAAGGTCGCAAGAACGAGGAGGTCGTCTCGGATATTCTTGTGGGTTGGGAGCTGGACGACGAGTTCAGCGAAGAGAACATAGCGTTGCTGTGCCAGAACTACGCAGGCGCAGCGACTGCGCTGATGATCGCCTATCAGCAGGAGTTGATTGGCGCTCGCCGGGGAAACTGATCGCCGCGGCTCGCGCCTTGTACCAGGGTGCGGCCGCTGACGACGAAATGGAGGCGTTCGGGTTTTCGGCTGAGGACTTCGAAGTAGAAATCGAGGTCTGGCCGGACAACTGGGACGCCTTCGAGGTCTTCGCCGCCATGCAGACGCAGTGGCGCACGGGCATGTCCGGAGCTACCGGGCTGGACTACTCGGCCCTTGAACCGGTCATGCGCCTGTACGGCATCAAGAAGCGCGACCAGAACGAGGTTTTTGCTGGGGTGCGCGTGATGGAGATCGCCGCGCTTGAGGTGATGCGGTCGAAGTAGTCAGTCGAACGTGTGGATGCGCTGTATGGCGATGCCGCGATGGTCGATGACAAAGACCAGGATGCTGCCGCCAATGTGAACCCTGCTTTCGGGCGGCTTGCGCTGCTCGTGCAATCTCTGGCTGCGCATGATTCTGACGATCTCGGCATCGCCTTGCTCCGGCTCGCCTACCAGCGGCGCCGGAGGCTTGTGCGCGGCAACGTCGGTGGCTCGCTGCGGGCGGAAGCCGTCGCCCGATGCGTACTGGACAACCTCAAACGCACCACGACTAGCGGAGTAGCCGAATTGGAAAATCGTGGAAGTGACGATATCTGGATTGGACCCAGCAGAGGGCTCGCCAAGGCCTGCATGCCGGTCTTTCCAGATTTCAGCGAGGATATCGCTCGCGTGCATCGCTACTTCGTCATGCTCGACGAAGCCGCAGTGGTTGAGCGCGGCAACGAATCGCTCGGCCAGATCGAGCCAGCCCGTGACGGCCACAACAAGGTTTAGATGCGGAACAGCGAAGGCTTTCGAGACGTGGTAGCGAAAGGCACCGTTCGCGTCAGTACACATCGTATCTACGGCAACAAGTGCGCCGCCGGGGCTTACATCGAAAACAATCGAGGACACATTCGCTCTCCCTAGCAAAAGCCTGCACGCTATCACTGCGCCGCCATCTACGGAACTGAGCATCCCTCCACCCATCGCAGCATTAAGCCGAACCGCTGGCAATTTGCTACATTGGCCCTTTCTGACAGGGAGGGGTGGGGATGAAGATAATTGGCGGTTCTTTTGGCTTGAAAGGAAGCGCATTCCTTAGCAACAACCAGCTGGTAGTTGAAGGGTCGCGAAAAGCTTATTACGAGGCCGGGCAAGTCGTGTCCGTCCAGACCAGGGTGGACGCGTCTCGCAGCTTCGGCATATTCGGCGCCTTAATTGGCGTGATCGTGCTGGGCTTCCTCGGCCTGTTCCTGCTCGGCCCGTTCGGCGCGATTGCCGGCATCGTAGTCGCTATTGCGGGTTCCTTCTACACGCAGAAACGAAACCTTGCCGAACTGGCATTCGCCGACGGCTCAACCCTGATTCTGGAGTGCACGCCGCGCGCCATTGACAAGCTGGTCAGGTTCCGCTGACCAGGTAACCACAAGCGCCACCCGGCGCCGCCCAAACACCCAAGAGCCCGCCACTGAGCGGGCTTTTTTATGCCTGGAGAAAACCATGGTAGACATCGCCAGCCTAGCGATCCAGATCGACACCAGCGATGTCGCCCGCGCCGAAAGCGATCTGGCCAAGCTCAACGGGGCCGGAACCAAGGCGGAAAAAGCCGCCAATGGCGTGGAAGGCGCCTTTACCGGCGCAGCCAAGGCGGCAGGCATCTATCGCGATGCTGCTGGCCGACTGCGCGAGGCTAACGGAAAGTTCGTCACCGAGGCGCGCAAGGTCGAGCTGGGCCTGAAAGGCATAGGCGACCAGGCCAAAAAGACCGGCGCAGAATTCAACGGCCTGTCCAATGTGGCGGGCAAGGTCGGTGCGTCCATCGTTGCCGCGCTGAGCGTGCGCGAGGTCTACCAAGCGACTGAAGCCTACACGTCGATCTCTAACCGCCTCCGACTGGTCACAGACAGCGCCGGGGCTTTCGCGGCAGCTCAGGCGGCCGTGTTCCGTGTCGCCCAAGAAGGCCGGCAGCCGCTCACCGAGACTGCCGAGCTTTACCAGCGCATCGCCACCAACCAGAAGCAGCTTGGCCTGACGGGCGAAGGCGTCGCCCGCGTCACCGAGACGATCAGCAAGTCGCTCGCGGTCTCTGGCGCCTCTGCTGCAACTGCGGCCGGCGCACTGACCCAGCTCGGCCAGGCGTTCGCGTCTGGCACGCTGCGCGGCGAAGAACTGAACTCCGTCCTCGAAGGCGCCCCGGCGCTCGCGCAAACCCTCGCGCGCGGCCTGAATGTAACCGTGGGCGAACTGCGCAACCTCGGTGCCGAAGGCAAGCTGACTGCCGAGCAGGTTGTCGGCGCACTGCTGAGCCAGTCCGAGGCGATGGACAATGCTTTCGCGAAGCTGGCGCCGAACATCTCTGGCGCGCTTACGACTGTCGGCAACTCCTTCACGCAACTCATCGGCAAGATGGATGAGACCAGCGGCGCGTCGTCCGATACCGCGCGAGCGATTATGGATGTGGCGGAGATCCTGTCCGACCCGGCGACCGTCGAAGCCGCGCAGATCATGGGGACAGGCGTCGCCAAGGGCATTGGCTTTATTGCCGAGGCCGCGACCACGACTGTCGGTGTCGTCAAGTGGATGGCCGAAGAACTGGCCGCGACTTTTAACGGCATCGCATCTGATGACCGCGTGCGGCTGGAAGATGAGCTGGCCCGCCTGCAAGAGATGCGCGAAAGCGGTCCTGCCGGGCGGCTGGTGTTCTTCGGCCGGGACGGCATTGCCAGTTACGCGAGTGACGCCGAGATTGACGCCGAGATCGCCAAGATTCAGCAGGCGCTCAAGGCTTACGACGAGCTGGGCGCAGCAGCCGGCCGCACAGGTGACGCATCGGCATCCAGCGCCCCCAAGATCGAAGCCTTCCGCACCGGCACAGCATCGCTTGGCACGGCGGCAGCCGAAGCCGCAGGCAAGACCGACAAGCAGGCAGTTGCCTTCCAGTCCCTGATGGACGGCCTGTTTCCCGCCGAAGCTGCCCAGCGCAAGTACAACGAACAGGTCGCGCTACTCGACAAATACCTCGACGGCGACCAGCTAGCCAAGGCCATCGACCGCCTGAACCACTCAATCGAGGGCGCTGACGCAACTGGCCCGGGCGACGCCATCGAGGAGTACCGCAAGGAACTCCAGCGCCTCGAAGACCAGCTCGACCCTGTAGGCAAGGCGACCAAGCAGTACCAGCAGGACGTAAAGCGGCTAGACGATGCACTAGGCCGAGGCGAGCTGACGATCGAGCGTCACGGCGAATTGATGGCTGAACTTGGCCGGCAGTACGACGAGAACCGCGGCGTGACTTCCGAATGGGCGCAATGGACCGAATCCGCCCTGGAGCGCGTAGACGGCGCCTTTGCCGACGCCTGGCGCAACATCGGGGACGGGTTCTCATCGTTCCGCGACTCGCTGACCAATGCCTTCAAGCAGATGCTGGCCGAACTGGCTCACATGGCCATCACCAAGCCGATCGTGATGCAGATCGGTGCGGCGCTGGGGATTGGCGGGGGCGGCAGCACTGGCAGCATCCTTTCCTCGCTTGGCAGCTCTGGCGGTGGCGGCGGATTCAGCCTCAGCAATCTGCTCAGCTACGCGCAGACCGGCTATAGCCTGATGACGGGCGTTGGCCCTGCGGCGCTGGCCGGCTACCAGTCGGGCGGCATCATGGGCGGGCTACAGGGTGCGGCAGGTTACTACGGCAACCTGGCGTCCTCGGCCTGGGGCACGGTTTCAGGGTGGTTTGGCGGGTCTGCCGCAGCTGGCGCAGGATCTGCTGCCGGCACCGGGTTCGGTCTCGGCCAGTCGGTCGTATCAGGGCAGATTGGAAATGCCGCCTATGCCGGAGCGCAAGCAGGCGTCGGCGGCAACCTGTCTGGGCTGATGGGCAACCTCGGCGCGATCGTTGGACCGATTGCCGGCCTGTACATGGCAATCAAGGGCTACGGAGCGATCTCTGACGGCTACGACTTCAAGCCAAAGGACTTCGACGACGAGTTTGCCGGTGTCCGCCTCGGCGCGAAGGTCATCAACGCCTACGAGAACGGTATCACCAAGGTTTTTGGCGATAGCAGCTTCCTGTCGAAGGCCTTGCGCATCCCGGTCGCCACCATTGGCGGGCTGATGAGTTCGGTATTCGGAGGTGGCTGGGAAACCAAAAACTACGGCCTGGCGTTCAGCGTGGCCAATGGGGATTTCCTCGGCCAGTCCTACGAGGACCAGAAGAAGAAGGGCGGCTGGTTCAGCAGCAGCAAGAAGCGCACGAAGTTCCGCGATCTCGACCCCGAAACCGCTGCGGAACTCCAGAAAACCTACGACGCCACTCAGGCCGGCGTTGCCGATCTGTTCGCGTCGCTGAGCCTGACGGTTGAGGAGGGATCTCTAGACGGACTGAAGCTCGCTCGGGAGAAAATCAGCACCAAGGGCAAAACCGAGGAGGAAATCCAGCAGGCCATTGCTGAATGGTTCGGCTCCGCTGCCGATGCCATGACGGCCGAGCTGAACAAGGTGTTCGCCACCGGCCTGGACCTAGACCTTGAGGGCATGCAGGCATTCGTCGGCAACCTCCAGGGCGTGAACGAGGTGCTGCGTTATCTCGACGTTGAGATGTACGACGCGAGCGTAGCTGGAGGGAAGCTGGCCGAGGCTCTGTCGGCTGCGGCTGGCGGGCTTGAGGCGCTGGCCACCAACTCGCAGACCTACTACAGCGCGTTTTTCAGCGAGGCGGAGAAGGTCGAAGACACCATCGACTCCATCAAGCGGACGTTCGAGTCTGCAGACGTGGAGCTGGCGTCATCCCGCGAGGCATACCGGGCCATGGTCGAAGATATCGACCTGACCACGCAGGCAGGCCAGGAGATGTTCGCCACGATGATGGCGCTGTCCGGCCAGGCCGCGCAGTACTACTCCATTCTGGAGCAGCAGGCCGCGCAGGCATACGCCACGCTTCAGGCCAACGTCGCGGTCTACTACGAGCAGTTTACGACTGCCGGCGAGAAGGCCGACGATATGCTGGCCAGCGTCACAGCCAGCTTCGAGGCGCTGGAGCTTGCGCTGCCGAGCTCGCGTGACGGGTTCCGGGCTGTGGTTGATGGCCTGGACACCAGCACCGAAGCCGGCCAGCGGATGTTCGAAACGCTGATGAGCGTAGCGGGCGCGGCGGATGCGTACTACGACATTCTGGAATCGCGGGCAGCCGAGGCGCAGGCGGCGGCAGAAGCAGCGGCACAAGCCCAAGCGGCGGCGGCACAAGCCCAAGCGGCGGCGGCAGAAGCAGCGGCGCGGGCTCAGGCTGAGCTGCTGGCCAGCACCGCAAACGCTGCCAAGTCAGCCGCTAGCGGGGCCATCTCGGCACTGTCCAAGGCGATCGACGCGGAAAAATCGGCAGTCACCAGCGCCTACCAGTCGCAGGCGGATGCAATCGAGGCCGCCATGGATCGGGCGTCGGACGCCGTTTCCGAGATGCGCTCGGCAGCAGACACCTTGCGTAGCGCCGTCAATGGGCTGCGCCTGGAGTCGGACCAATACAGCGCGCAATCTCGCCGCAACGCCCAATCGCTGATCGGCCAAACGCTTTCGAGCGGCGGCCGGGTACAGATGACGGCGCAGCTGGAGCGGGCGCTGGATACCGTCTCGGAGTCGTCCGAAGACCTGTTCGGCTCGTTCGAGGACTACGCCCGCGACTACTGGCAGACCTACTTCGCTATCGAGTCCCTGGCTGACAAAGCAGAAGACCAACTGACGGCGGAAGAACGGACGGTCAAGGCCTTGGAAGGCCAGCTCGACCAGGCGCAGCGCTATCACGAGGCTGAGCTTGAGCGGCTGGACGGGATGGTCGACGGCGCTCAGGCCCAGCTTGACGCGCTGCTTGGCATCAATACTGGCGTGCTCTCGGTTGAGGCTGCGCTGGCAGTGGTGGCCAGTTCCATCGGCGCGCTGAAGCAACTCCAGAACGCCAACTCGAGCATCACCAGCGTTACCGGCCTCGGCGGCGTGAAACGGCAGGTCACCAGCGAGGGCTACATCCTCGACGAGCTGGGCAACCAGATGGAGCTGTTTGGCGAGGCGATGCGCGTCGTTGGCAACAAGGTCGTCGGCGGCATGGGCGCAACGCTCAATATTGGCGCCGATGGGCAGCTCAGCTGGGCGACTGGGGATTACGAGAGGTGGGCAAAGCAGGAGGGCATTCCGGGGTTCGCCTCGGGCGGCCTGCATTCGGGCGGCCTGCGGCTCGTTGGCGAGAACGGCCCGGAACTTGAGGTCACCGGCCCCTCGCGCATCTATAACGCCAGCCAGACGGCAGCAATGCTCGGCGGTGGTGACACGGCCTCCGAGGTTCGCGGCCTGCGCTCCGACTTCGCAGGAATGTTGGGCGCCCTTCGGTCTGTCGCTAAACACACCATGCAAACCGCCAAGCGCGTCGAGTTCCTTGAGCGCTGGGACTTCGACGGCTTGCCGAAAGAGAGGGCAACAGCATGAGGATAATCAAGCCGGTGGAGATCACACCGGCCATCCTGACCAGTAGCAACGTGCCCGAAACGGACTATGCCGCATGGAGCGCGGCAACCGCCTATGCGGTGGGCGCCAAGGTGACGTATAACCACCGCAACTACGAGGCGCTGGTGGCGAGTACCGGCGCCAACCCTGAGACCGACACCAGCGACCCGCCGAAGTGGCTGGATCTGGGCGCAACCAACCGCTGGCGGATGTTCGATGACAAGGTGGGCTCGCTCACGGAGCAAACAGGCAGCATCTCGGTAGAGCTGCAGCCGGGGGCGGTCATCAACTCTCTCGCGCTGTTCAACCTGCGGGGGCGGGATGCGACGGTGACGTTGACCGATCCTCTCGAGGGCATCGTTTACCAGCGTGTCGTCTCGCTCGTCGATGCCGGCGTCGACAACTGGTACGACTGGTTCTTCGCGCCCATCGGCCGGCGTAGCGACGTTGTGCTGCTGGATCTACCGGCCTACGGCGCGGCGACGCTCTCCATCGCCATCGACAACACGACCGAAACGGCAGCGTGCGGGCATTGCGTGATCGGCCAGCAGGCGGACATCGGCGTGGCGCTCTACGGCACCTCCGTTGGCATTGCGGACTACTCGCGCAAAGAAACGGACGCCTTCGGTAATGCCGTCGTCATCCAGCGCGCGTTTTCCAAGCGGGCCGAGTTCGATGTGGTCGTGCAGACGGGCGACGTTTCCGCGATCCAGCGCCTGCTGGCTAGCGTTCGCGCGCAGCCTGTCGTCTGGATCGGCGCCGAGAGCTACGAAAGCACGGCCCTGTTCGGCTACTACCGCGATTTTTCCATCAGCATCTCCGGCCCGTCAGTCTCTGACGCGACCATCACTGTCGAGGGTTTGACATGACAGCGCCCGTAATCTCCCCAATCGCCGAGCCGCCAAAGCGAGGTGACGGCAAGGCCGACTTCGCCGCCAAGGCTGACGCCTTTGCCGCAGCCCTGCCGCAGTTTGTGACCGAGACAAACACATCGGCCGCGTTTGTCGACCAACGCGCCATCGACGCCGATGCCAGCGCAACCGCCGCAGCCAATAGCGCCTCAGCAGCAGCGCAAGCCAAAACCGACGCCGAACTGGCCCGCGATGCAGCGCAAAACGTTGCCAACTTCAAGGGCGCTTGGTCAAGCCTGTCCGGCGCGCTCAACCCTCCGGCGAGCGTCACGCATAACGGGCAAATCTGGTCGCTGCTGTATGCGCTGGCCAACGTTGGCGCCAGTGAGCCGGGCGTTTCGGCGGATTGGGTTGCGCAAGGCGGTATCGATGCCAGCAAGACGGCCAACTTCACCGCCTCGCGCAACGCCGCGTACTGGCTCGGCTCATCGTTCACTGTGACGCTGCCCGATACCACCACGCCGCCACCTAAAGGCACCTTTGTGCGGCTGACCAAGGCGCTAGCGGCCAAGCCCGTCGTTCAAACCGGCGCCGGTAGCGCAGTCATCGCCACCAGCAAAGGCAACGACACGTCCGTGACGTTCGACGTTAACGCCGAAATCATATTCATCTTCAACGGCACGAACTGGGAGGTTTGAGCATGGCAATTTCACTCAAGAGCACGGTAGCGGCGCCTGTTGCGGCGTACCCGGCGCTGAAAGCCTCAATCGTCCTGTTCGACTGCAACCCCGGAACCCGGAGCTGGACGGTGCCGGAGGGTGTGTCGAAGATTAGGGCGTTTGTTGTGGGAGCTGGGGGTGGCGGGTGGGCTACTAGCGGGTTCACAGGTGGTAGCGGAGGTGGCTATTCCGAAAAGGTAATAAGTGTTACTCCGGGGCAGGTTCTCAGTTACACGGTTGGCAGTGGAGGCGCTGCCAGTACCACGGCGCCTACAGCTGGCGGGGCGTCATCGTTTGGCGGGATCATTTCCGCGACTGGCGGGGGCGCAGGGGGTAATGCCACCCTTGGCCCTGTTGGCGCAGGAAGCGGGGGGGATGTGAATACATCTGGCGGCACGGGGGCGACCGGCACCTCTTCTAACGGGTATGGTGGCGGTGGCAGCGGCCACGCTTTTGGCAACGGGCAGGCAGGTGGCGGGCTCAGCGGCGGTGGGTTCAGCGAATCATGGCGCGGGCTCGTGGACGGCTGGAAGATCGGAATGGTGCCAGCTATCGGCATATATGGATTTGGTGCCGCGTCCATTGGCACTGGCGCTACGCGTGAACCGGGTATGGGGGGTGGTGGCGCGTCGCAATACCCTGCCTCAGCTAACGGCGGGATTGGGGGAGGGGGTGCTGCTACTCCTGCTGGAAACGGCGGCCCCGGCCTCGTCGGAATCGAGGTGATCGCATGAGCACATACGCACGCATCACTGACGGGGTAGCAGTAGAGGTCTGGACAGATGGCGGGCTAGGCATCGCTCCGGCTGACGTGTTCGTTCCGGGGTTGGCGTCACAGTTCGAGCCTGTGCCGGACGAGATCAAGGCGGGCTGGTCGCTTATCGATGGCGTCTGGACTGCGCCACCTCCTGCGCCCGAGCCCGTGCCCGACTGGCCTGCGCTCATTGCCTCCCGCCGCTACGACGCGGAGACGGCCGGCATTGACGTTGGCGGCATGCACATCGACACCGGGCGCGACAGCCAGGCACTGATCACTGGCGCGACGGTTCAGGCCATGCTTGATCCGAACTACTCGCTGCGCTGGAAGACCGTTGCCGGCTTCGTTGACCTGACAGCCGAGCAGATTATCGGCGTAGCCACGGCTGCACGGGCTCACGTCCAAGCGTGCTTTGACCGCGAGGCCGAACTGCTGGAGGCGCTGGAGGCTGGCACGTTCACGCCGGAGATGCTTGACCAAGGCTGGCCAGCCTAAACGACCGCGAAACACAGACCCGCTTCGGCGGGTTTTTTATTGCCTGGAGAAAACATGCGCACATCAGAAAGCGGGCTGGCCTTAATCCGTCAGTTCGAGGGGCTGCGCCTGTCCGCGTACCGCTGTCCCGCAGGAATCGCGACCATCGGCTACGGCTCGACTGCTGGCGTGCAGATGGGCCAGACCATCACCTCCGAGCGTGCCGAGGAGCTATTGCGCGAGGACGTGCGCCAGTTCGAGGCGGCCGTCTCGCGACTGGTCAAGGTTCCGCTGACGCAAGGCCAGTTCGACGCGCTGGCCTCCTTCGCGTTCAACCTCGGCGCCAAGTCGTTGGAGAAATCCACGCTGCTGCGCCTGCTCAATGCGGGCGACTACTCCGGCGCCGCCGCCCAATTCGACCGTTGGGTCTACGCCTCGGGCAAGAAGCTATCCGGGCTCGTCAAACGCCGCGCTGCTGAGCGGGCACTCTTCGAAGGGAAAACACCATGCGCCTGATCATTGCCGCCTGCCTGCTGCTCACCCTCCAAGGCTGCGCGGCCTCGCTCGCGTCCTACTACTGCGGGAAACCTGCCGTAGACCGTGCGGCATATCGCGCCGTGATGGACACGCGGACGGCCCCCCATCGCGTGAGGGTCGAATGCTATGAGTGAGAAAGCATGGTTCTCCGGCGCGCTGGATCTGCGGGCGTACAAGCCGGGCGAGTGGGTGCTACTGGAGCCGTTCCGGTATCACGCACGCGACGGCCGGGAATTCACGGTGCCGCGCTGGTTCGTTACGGATTTGGCGTCGATACCCTGGCTGGTTGATCCGCTTTTTGACAGCCTGGATCACCGTGCGGCGGGCGTCGTGCATGACTGGCTTTACGCATCTCAGCAGGTCAGCCGCGCCGAAGCCGACGAACTGTTCCGCGAGATGCTGGAAACCCTCGGCGTCGGAGTCATCAAGCGGAACCTGATGTACTCCGGGCTGCGCGTGGGCGGCTGGTATCGGTACGGGCAATGCACGGGCGGGCCGAAGGGCGAGGACTTCGCCTGGGAGTTTATGACCTCGGCAGAGCGTGAGGCGTACCGGATCAGGTTTATCGCGTAGGGGGATTGGGCTGCCCGGACGGGCTAGGACGGTAGACCGGAACTCCGGCCTCCTGTGCTGCGGTGATCATGTCTTGCGTTCCGCGGCCGCCCAGGAAGGCGACCACACCATCGGGCTTAAGCTCGAGCATCTGCCGGTTCCGGATCGGGCCGGCGCGCTTGCCGTACTTCTCCCATTCTGCCCGGCACCTGGTGAGGGTCTTGCCCATATTAACTGCCCACTCCCGCGCCCACCGATCGGCCCCGGTAGGGCACTCGCCCTGGATGATTTCGGAGATACCGCGGAGCGTGTGGATCTTGTCGAGCACCTGAAACACGAACGCCCGGTCGGCGTAGTCGCGGCCTCCGCAGACGATGATTCGGACGGGCATCGTGCCTCCTTGGCTGTCTAATACTAGGTCAGCGTGCCGCGTGTTTTCTGGCCTGTAGATGCGCTATGTAACGGTTGTATTTTAGACAGCTAATCGCTGAAGCGCCGATTCTGCGCGGCCTGCAGACTGATTCTTACACTACTGCTGCATCATGGGGGTATGGGCGGAGAGATCGGCGTTCGACTTGGTCATCGGTTGCTTCGGCTTGGCGCGTGAATCGGTGTGCCCGACAGGCGGCGGTGGCTGGCGTCGCCAGACGAAGGCGACGCACGCAAAGCGGCAAAGGGTAGCACGGAAGACGGGGCTCTTTGCCCCTATCCGGGGCCCGCGGATCGCACGAGGCGGCGGTCGCCTGCCGCTGTTTCGAGCGCCATCCTGGTGTAGGGTATCGGGCCGACACATAGGTTGAGGGCACC